TGCTGCTTCACGTCCTCTCTCAAGGAACGTATCTCGTTCAGCCTCTAGTTGGCTGTAGCGTTTAGCTAGAGTTCCTACGTCTTGTTCCATTTACTTATCCCTTCGGAATCTGTAGTCCTGATGTACCTTCACCACCTACATTAGTACCAGCCGTTTGGGTAACAGGTGTGCGTAGTTTACGCTTACCTCTACGCTTTTGTAGACCCTCACCTGCTGTCTCCATTGTTGCTGGGGCTTCCTCATCTACCTGCTTTGTAGCAGCAGTAGCTGGGGCAGCAGCCGTAACTGGTGGGGGTGGTGCAGATTTTCTTCTAAAGCCACCCATACTAAGTACCCTTCTTAATCTGTAGGCCAGCCGTTTGTGTAGGTGTCTGTCCAGTAGGTTGTGTTGTCATATCTGTTCTTAAGGCTTTCTTGCCTTTTTTCTTTTTAGCCTGTGCTGTCGTTACATCTGTATCATCAAGCTCTAGCTCTGGTGTCTTGGCTACAGCAGTTACAGGACGAGCAGGAGTTGGTAGTGGTGCTGGCGCACGGCCTCCCATTAATCCACCCATATCATTAATCCTCTAAGTCTTGGTCTTGCAGTTCTATCAACTTACTTATGACAGATTGTTGACCCCTGAGGAAAGCTAAATCCTCAGGAGTAATCTGTTCAAGCGGTAGTTTGTTGGGATAGATTGCAAGGAGATGGTTTATTAGTCCATCTGTTATGTTAAAATCGTTACCTAATACTCTCATAATAAAACAAACTTTCGCTAATGATGTAACTTTAGATATCTACAATCTCACATGCACCTGCTGTACAGGCTAGAGTTTGTGACCCTGAGGTGCTGTCCTCTTTCTCATATAAAGCAAGAGCCGTCCAATCAATCTGACTAGGCATTTGTTTTTTAAGGGTTTCATACTGTTCCTTATCTATATCTTGGTATGGTGCTTGTGCATAACTGTGGTCACTGTGAGGTAGGAATGAAATACCAGAGCAGATGTCAAAGTTCTCATACACCCATGCTCCTACTTCCATCCACTCTGCATCACGTACTGTAATAGTTACAGATGGCTTATGTTCACACCATGCTAGAGCATAGTTCTTCCAGAGTGTAAGCTGTTCTAATGCAGTCATATCGTTACGAGTGATAGCACCCATAGGTGAACGCATAGGAAAGCTGAACACTGTAGTACTGTCAGGCTTCATCACGCAAGGTTCAGCAGGGATACCAGCATCAATCATAAACTGTGTTAGTGGGTCTTTGTTATCACCCCGAACAGTACGAATGTAGTACTCACTGTGACGTGCGTGGATACCTGATGCACTATCTACTAGCTGTGACACTGTACCACTAGGCTTAACACACGTGATAGCTGTTGATACTTGGATGCCTAGCTTCTCAGCATACTTAGCATTAGTATTGATAGCTTCTTGCTTCATCTCATTGAGCCAGCGTGGGCTATCTACAGCCTTAGACAGTAAACGATTGTCCATAATACCTGTAAGTGATACGCCAAGCAGACGCTCTTCTTCTGTGTTCTTGTGCCATATCTTACGCAAGTATGGCATCTTAGTAAAGGTAGATTGTACTGTACCTAGAATAGTAGCTAGTCTTACCTTACGCTTAAGGCTGTCTAGGTCATCACTCTCACGTACTACTACCTCAGTTAAGTTACAGAACTGGTATGGACGTAGGATAATCTCAGAGCATGGGTTAGTACCCCACTCGTGTCCTGTCTCACGTCTGCCATTCTTCTCCACGTGTTTGTCAGCAGCCACACGACTGAAGATACCACGCTCACCTGACTTGCTCTCTACTAGAGCCAACCACTCACGCATGAATGTTTCCATATCAGGCTTCTCTGTGTATGCAGCAGAGTTATTAGCTAGCGCACGTTGTCCTTCGTTCTCCCACCATGAGCCAGACTTAGCGTGAGCCATGCGTCCATCACTCAGGTTAGATAGGCTAATCATAGCTGACCTACGTACACCACCCACTACTACAATCTCACCAATCTTACACATGATGTCGTGGCACTCAAGACTGTTTAGCTTACGTCCAGCAGCAGACTTGAACTTAGCTACTACAAACTTAAACAAATCCTCTAGTGGTTCAGCACCTGAGGCACGTCCACCAAATGTCTTAAGCCTAGCACCAGCAGGGCGTACCTCTGACGTGTCCCACTTAGGTATGTCACCTGCATATAGGTGTGACATCAGCTTATGTAATGACTTAGCCCACCCTTCTTTACTGTCCTTGACCATAATGATATCATCAGTATAGTCTAGGTTCTCAGGTACATCAGGTAGCTTACTGATAAACTGTCGCTCTACTGAGAAGCCTACCCCTGTACCACACAGTAGAATAAACATAGCCTCATCAAAAGAACGTATGTGGTCTACTGGTAGGTAGCTACAGTTATAGATGCAGGTATTGTCACGCTCTGCTGCGTCACCTGCTGTCATCAATGCTCTCATAGATGGCATTACTTCTAGGTTTAGAATAGCATCTTCTAACTCATCCCATGTTTTATTAGGTAGCTTTACTTTGCTACCCATAAAGTTAATGTAACGTGCTACAGTCTCAGCCCATGTCTCACGTCTGCCCTCATCTTCTAGCCATCGTGCATAACGACTAGTAGCAATGAAGGTCTGGTAGTCTGTTGGTAGATGGTTAGTCCTCATCTGTTATCCCCTTCACCATGCAATGTACCTGCACTCTGACGTGCTTTTAGTTTCTCTATATTCTTCTCTGCTATAACCTGTAGGGACAAGCCACAGTCATGTGCTAGTGCTGCAAGATACCATAGTACATCACCCATCTCTGCCTCAATCTTTTCCTTCTGGTCTTCAAGCTGAATGTTGTCTCGCATCATCTTCTTAATTTTACCTGCTACCTCACCAGCTTCTTCAGCTAGTCCCAGTGCAGGGTAAGAGATGTTATACTTCTTAGGGTACACTGCTGTAGTTAGAGACTTCATCTGGTATTCGTAAAAGTTAATCATTGTGAGCCTACCTCTTGTCCATCATCCTTAACTGCTATTACTGAATCAACGTAGCTAAACGACATACCACGTAAGAAGTCCTTGAAGTTTGTAACCATGTCATACAAGCACCCCTCAGTTTGGAACACATGCTCTGTGTATCCCACTACATTACCCTCATCATCGTAGTTCTCTACGCGAAATGTTACCTCATCCATTACCAGTTCTTCCCTTGTGTCTTCTTCATTAACTCTACCATCTTGTTTAAATACCAGATAGCTTTCTCTGCATCCTGTACAGGATTACCCTTACTGAATAGTCGCTTGCCTGTATACTTTAGTACGTTACCATGACAATAGCTGATAGCTTCCCACTCACCTAGTACATCTACAATGTAATCAATAGTCTCAATCTTACCTGCATAGTGTGGTGGGTTGTTTACCATATCTTCACGTGGCTGCTCTAAGGTGTCCATAACTTTACCTCTCCTGTGTCTGTATCGTATTCACCATTGCGTAGGATACGTGCTAGTCGTGCGTTCTCTAAGGCAACTTCTTCAGAGAGACCCTTGCTGATAAACGCTCTAACCACTGCTCCCCATCCGTCACCAAACTCAAGAATTTTCTCAGCAGTTTTATAACCAACACTAGGACAACCCTTGTAGTTGTCAGTAGCATCACCAACAAGCGTCTGAGTAAGGAAGTTATAGTCAGCTTCTTCTTCACTGATTTCAACCACGTCACCATCAATCCAATGCTTTGCTGGTACAGTGCGTAGGTCTTTATCCTCAGACCAGATAATAGTATCTGTATTCGCAGTACCCAATATCCCCAAGACATCATCTGCTTCCAATCTCCTGTATATAATAGTATTGTATTTACTTTGTATGTACTCTCTTGCCCACTGTAGTAGCATAGGCTTGCGAGTGTTGGTTCTATTAGCCTTATAGTATGGGGCTAACTCTTTACGATAGTTCTCCTTATCAGATAAAGCCACAACACAATCCTGCACTGGTGCTTCATTGACTAGCTTATCTATCTGTTCATCTAGTCTAAGTGCTACGTCCTGTTCATAACAGTGTAGTGTCCATAAACCATCACCCCAATTAATAGGTGTCTCTGCTGATACTGTTGCTTTGTATGCAACGATGTCTCCATCAATGAGCAAAAGGGTCATCGTCTATCTCCTGTCTATCTTGTTGCGATTGTGCTTCTTTCATCTGAGCCAGTGTAACTACCTTGATGCCTATCATTACTTGTACGTAGTCAAGGTAAGCTTCTACTATCCACTTGATACACAGGCAGATGGTAACACCCATGAAGCAACAGGTTAGTATCATCTTCCATAAGAAATCAAAGTCCATGTTTTCTCCTATGCTCCATAAGATAGTGATAAGCTTTTAGTAACCTATCAGGGTCATCCTTGTACCTACCCTGTGCTGAGTTACAACTATTACACAGCCATCCTCTGAATGTATTTGTTTCGTGGCAATGGTCTAACACCCACTTGTTTAGCATGGGCTGACCTCTCTTCTGTAACTCTTCCATAGTTCTATCACAAGTAGGGCAAGCGTAGTTTTTATCAGGGTACTTGTTTTCTTTTCTTAACCTTGATGTTACTTTTGCTTGTCCACTTCTACATGAGTTACAAGTTCTACGTATAGAACCTGTTGCAGATATCTCAAAGTTACTCACAGGTTGGGTAGTCTTACAAACTTCACAGTTAACTGCATCAATGCGTGTCTGCCCATGTTTGTCCATACTTATAATCACTGTCGAGTTCGCATCTGAACTCAAAGTGTTGTTGGACATCTCGCATACATCGTTGAATAAGTCTCCCTGTTTCATCTTCCTGACCTTTCTTTACTACTAGTTGTACCTCATCGTGGATGAACGCTACAATCTGTGCGTCCAAGTTTGCTTCCTTGATAGCACGTGCAATGAACACGTACCATGTCTTACAGATTATAGCACCACATGACTGAAGTAAAGTATTCAGTGAAGCGTGACTATGACGAACTGGTATGGCTCTGCCATCCAATCCCTTGACCCATCCTCTATCATCTGCTGCTTTAGCTACAGCATCCTTTAGATACTTCAGGGCTGGTAGTTTCTTTAGAAACTTATTCTTAATAGACTTACCTTCCTTGCTACCCTTGTTAATAATCTTACCAATCTTCTCATCACCTGCACCATATAAAAATCCATAGATGAATGTCTTGGCATTAGAACGTGAGGGTAGACCTGCTGCTTCTTGGTTGATGGTATGTACATCACCGTTGACTACCTCATGTGCGTAAGACCCATCATCATAAGCAGCCATATAATGAGCAAGGCAGCGCAACTCCAACCCACTAGCGTCAGCACCCAAGAGGGAATAACCTGAGGGTGCATGAAATAAACTCCTGCACTCCTTACCAAATGGTGAACCAACGCTAGGAACTTGCGCCATGTTTGGATTGCTGTGCGTACAGCGTGACGTGACAGCACCCATGTGATTAACTCTACCATGTAACTTACCCCCCTTCTCCATCTTTAACCAAGCTTGCTTGCCTGTTGCTATCTGTCCTACCCTCTTATTCAAGAGCAGGTACTCAGTCAACAGCTTTGCTTCTGGCATGTCAATGTTAGATAGTACTTCTTCATCTACCTTCGGGTCTCCATTGTTAGTAAAGGTAGCTGGCTTCCATCCTCTCTTCATCAGTCTGTCTGCTATCTGCTGTCGTGATGCAGGGTTGAATGGAATGGTCTTAGTCTTAGTCTTCATCTCAACTACAGTAGGTTCAAACACCTGCTGTAACTGGTTCTCAATCTCTTGCTTACGGTCTGCTATGCTAGAGTACAGAGCCTGTGCTTCCTTAACATCAAAGTCAAAGCCTCGTTCCTGTTGTTCTACCAGCAGGGTATGTATTTCAGTCTCTAGGTCTAGTGCCTGTTTGCTAAAATTTTTTTCCATAATTTTGAGATAGAGTTTGTGATTGACCAACGTGTCTTGGACACAGTAGTCGAGCATCTCTTGTGAGAAAGTTCCAAAGTCCTCACTATCACTACCGAAAACACCTTTTAATTCTCCTAGTCTGTAGCCCCAAGCTTTCAGGCTTTGCCTACCAATCAATGCTAGTGGCATCCTGTCTTGCTTGTGCAGTTTGATATCAACCTCACGTATGTCAGGCCATATTGTTCTAGAGTATACCAACGTGTCAAGAACCTGTTGTCCATCTTCTAACTCAAAGCCATACAGCTTCTTCAGTACTGCTAGGTCATACTCAATAATGTTATGACCTATCAACATCTCAGCACTAGCTAGATGAATCAACCCATCCTCAATACAAGTGGGGTCAAAGGCGTACACTTCGTCAGTGTCCACATCTCTTGTGACAATGCACCACACCTGTGTTACATCGTCTAGTAAGTTGTCTGCTTCTATATCAAATATAAGTCTCATGCTCTGTCTCCGCAGTAGCTAGTTAAAAATCTATGTCACCCTCATCTTCATCAAAGATTGTCTCAGTCATACGCCCTGTATCAGAACTATATAACAAGGAACAACATAGTCCAGTATCGCCTGACCATCTGTTCTTCAGAACTCTTACATGGCTGACGTGAGGATTGTCTTTGTCTTGTTGGTCTCGCTCCAATCCAATCACCATATCACTAAGCTGACCGATTGCTGCTGAACCACGTAGCTGAGAGAGTGAAGTCTGTGCGCCATCCTCATGTCCTCTGTCACCAGAGGGACGCTTCAGGTGTGACACTAGTATCAGGCCACAGTTTAACTCTTCAACCAACGCACGTAAACGTGTCATTGTGTTATCAATAAGTCTCCTCTCATCTCCACCCTCTAGTCCACTGACTACGATACTGATGTGGTCAAGGATAATGTAGTCACATCCACAACCATGCACTAAGTATCTTATCTTGTCAAGTAGATTATCACTATCAGTAGAACCCCAATGGTCATATAGGTATACTCTACCAGTTCCAAGTGTAGCATCGAAGGCATGTTTCAACTCCTCTTCTGGTACTGTATTGTTGTGTAAGTGTAGAGGCTTGTTCATCTCAATCGACATCAGCCCTAAGGCAGTACGCTTTATGCTTTCTTCAAGAGCAATGTAGCCTAGTGTCCTACCATTCCTGATAAGGTTGTGAGCAAACTCACGAGCAAGCTGTGACTTACCGATACCAGAGCCAGCAGTTACTGTAGTTATCTCACCCCTACGACAGCCACCTGTCTTCTCTTGCATACCTATGTATGGATAGGGTACTGAATCTTTACTGTCATCCTCAGTAACAATGTCCCATACATCTGTACCTGCTACGATACCATCAGGTCTGAATGTCTTAGCTTCCCATACAGCATCAACTAGTTCCTTGACCCTACCTGCTTGTAGCATTTCGTTAGCATCCTTCAATGGAAGGGTAGCTATCTTACATTTGTTAGGTGGTAGAACTGAGGCACAATCCTTTGCTGCCTTCTGACCTACCTCATCCATGTCAAACATAAGTACTACATACTCATACTTGGACAACCACTCAATAGATTTACCCAATGCTTTCTTAGCAGAGGTACAACCTGAGGGTAGAGATACTACAGGCCACTTGTTATCCATCACCTGTGATAGGGACATAGCATCTAACTCGCCCTCGCATACAGTAATGAACTTGCCACCCTTACCATCTCTCCATAGATGCTCACCATACAGGCCAACATCTTTAATGTTACCAACAACAGAGAAGTCCTTGTTGGCAAACCTAATCTTTTGTGCTGACAAATCGCCAGCCCTGCTACGATAGTTAGCAACCTGTACCTTCTGTCCCTTGTAATCAGCAACACCATAGCCCCAGAACTGACAAGTCTTTTGAGAGATACCACGCTTCAGTAAATCCCTGTACTCTATGTCCAAGAAGGCTGTGTCGTGTGTCTCAAACTTTGCCATAGCTTCCTCATTGTTAGCTGGTGTTAGTGTTTGGCAAGAGAAGCAGTAGTGTTTACCATTGCTATACAATGCGTTGGCATCACTACTGCCACAGTGAGGACAGGCTTCATGCCTGATAAACTCACCATCCTCAACCATCAATCTCTGCCTCTTCAAGTATGTCTACCATACGAGACAGACCCTTACGTATTGTGACCAGTACCTCAGGTGGATACTTGTCCTCATCCTGTACCATAAGGTATGCCATGTCCACGTAATCAACATGCTCATGTACCTCTGCCTCATCTACATAGACAGAGAAGCGTAAGCCATCCTTGTTGAACTCAGCGTTCAAGTCAATCTCAGATACAATCTCTTCTGTGATATCTATAATACTCATAACCATTCCTCTGGTATACTGCCCTCATTCCAGACAAAACCATTACGGTCTGCCCACTCAGCACAGGTCATCTTTGAACCATCCTTCCTTTTCTTAGCACCCTGTATTGTAGCGTCTGCTTTCTGGAATACAAACCTGATGTCCAACTCTGGATGCTGTGCCTTGACAGCTTTCATCTTTCGTTGTGCATCCTGTCTGAAGTATCCCTTCAACTCTACATACATAGTACCAACCTTCAAGTCAGGTACGTAGTGACGTTCCACATAGTAGGCCAACTTCTCTGGCTCATACATATATGGAACATCACGCACGTTCAGGTCATCAATGACCCTCTCCTCAAAAGTCCCCTTCGGCATCGGCATCACCACCAAAGACATCAAGCGCATCATCCTTCTGCACAGCAGCAGTAACAAACCCATCCTCTTCCTCAAAGATAGAGGCAGCATTGTTACCATACTCCACAATGTCAATGACTTGTACAGCTTTCAATCGTAGTGTGACACCCACTGTCTTAGTGGCTGGCATCATGTAGGCGAAAGGTTCTACTGCAATCTTAACAACAGAACCATTACCAATCAGGGTAGACCCATCAAGGGGTGTCTTCTTAGCATCCACAACCATAGGCTTCTGCTCGTACACCTTACCATCCTTTGACTTGACACGTGCTTTCATCTTAGCCTTGAATACAATGTCACCAGTAGGTGTACCAGCTTCATCAGTATCCATCTCAAAGGGTTGATGTGTGGACAGGACGTTTGTTAACTTAGGATTATCCTTGACAGCTTCAGCACGTTTAGCTTCTATCATACTGTTGAACTGCTCACACACTTCTGTTGCCTCTGCCTCAGGGAGTGTTACCTGAATAGAGTACTCACCCTCTGGAACATAACGAGTATCTGGTTCAAATACTTTTGCCCATCGAGCGTTGCCTTTAATAATTTTCAATTTGTAATCTCCTATAATTATGATTAGGCTATGATGTAACTTTAGGATTTATGCAAAGAAGTACTGTGACTTTAGAACCTCACGTAAATCTAAGTTACCTTTACTTGGTGGAACAGGAACATCCTGTGTACCAAGCACTGTTATAGCATGGTCTCTCAACTCTGTCAAGACATCATGCTGTTCGTACATATTAACAAACTCCTCACGTAGTACCTCAGATAGCATAGGCATATTGGTTGAGTGTGTGCCATAGCTGTCGTGTACCATTGCATAGTCCTCAATACCAAGCTTGGTTGCTCTGTTAATAGTCTTGGTCATAGCTGCTGCATCCATAGAGTGTATGAAGTTAGGGCTACTACCCAAGCCTGTACGCTTACGATGCACTGCGTTGTCTCTATCCTTAGGAAATGACAGTGACACAGTGTTACCATTGATGTGTGTCTTAATCCTCTTGCTGTCTGTTTCGTTGTAGTTCTGTAGTACTAGCCAGCCTGTAGGTGTGACCCATTCCATGTGCTTGTTGTGGTCTGAGTACACATCTGCTACATCCTTGATGTATGTCATCACCTCTCTTGCTGATACAATCACATCTGATATAGCATCCCATACATACTTTGACAAGTAGGAAGATGCCTCAAACAAATCATCACCGAATGGATTAGCTTCTCCCTTGTTTATCTTGTCTTGCATAGCTTCCTCAATGTACTGCCTACATGCGTGACGTGTACCTGAGTAGGGTACTATCATAACAGGACGCTTGGCTATCTTCCTGTCTATACCAAACTCTAAACACTTACGTGCTAGTTCTGTGTCATCCTCTCGTACCTGACGAGTAGCTTCCTGTGCTACCTGTGTATAGATATCCTGTGGTAGTTCAGATGCTGTGAGGTTAGTAGCCCTGCCCCCTTGCTCATCCCTCAGTATGGCAGAGAGATGCTGTAGTCCATTGCATGACCCATCTGCTGCACAGGGTAGACGTGTCTCAAATCCCCAGCCATCCTTCAGCAAGCCTGACATCTCGTAACACCACGCTAGAAACTGAAAGGGTTTGTCTGCCTCAAGCCAGACCATGCACTCGTAAGGATTAGATACCACACGATGACACCACATCTCAGCAAAGTCCCAAGCCCAACGCTCACGCTCATCCAGTGTTACCTTGTCGTTACCATACAGGTTAGCACCATGTATGCACAGCCAACGTGCATCATCCCAACTGTTGATGGTAACAGGATAGCTAAACTCTAGTAGTGCCTTGCTCCAATCTGCTGACTGAGTAGAGAGAAACGTGCTTGATGCGTACTTGCGTGAACGAAAGTCGTTCTGCCATACATAGTAGAACCTATCATACCTGCTGTACTGTTCTGCTATCTTTAGTGTACGCTCCACTTGCACACGCTTGCTCATGCTGCGATTGTTTAAGGAGTAGATTTGATTACGCTTACGTGACCACGTGCGAAACACATCTCTCTCTTGCTCAGTCATCTCTTCAGGTTCTTTATCAAATGGGTATGGTGGTAGAGGTAAGTCCTCTTTGGCTGGTAGGTTGCCCACCTGATGTCCATTGTCCCACAAGTTACGTGTGACTTCAAGTACCTGCTTGTTAATACGCCACTCAGTACGCTGTAGTGTGTTAAGACAGTCATACTCTTGGCTCAAGTCTTGCCTACGCAATCTATTTAAGTGTGTCTTTAAACTCATCTACGCCTCACTATAGGTAGCTTGTTAATCTCGTGACCATGATACCCACCACCTGTCACATCTGTCCAATCCTTAGGGATGATAACACATGGTAGTAGTCTAGGTCTATGTGTCTCAGCAAAACTATTGAACGCATCAATCCATTCTACTGTGTCTGTCTCAGGTATTACATAGGTAGTCTTGCTTGTACGTTTAACCTGCTGTGTGTTCAGCTTTATGATACCTGTACTCTGGATGATAAGGTCTACCATCTTGAAGCCCACATGTACACGCTCTGACTGTTGCCATGTGTTCTCCTTGTATCCATCCTTGTTCATCTTGTTAGTCAGGCCATAGCGTCTAGCACCATAGGCTTTCTTCATAGCTTGCTTGATTGTGTTACGTGCTATGTCACCCTCGTCTGCTATCCACCTGTCTAGCCTGTCTTGTATCTCAATGGCTGACCCTATGCTTCTAGCTATGTACATCAGTGTGTTCTTTCTACTGATGCTGTCAACCAGTGTGACTAGACTTAGGTATGCCAACTGTTCTGGATGTACACCCTTCACTCTCTTCCATGCTATGTCTCGTGATGTATTGCTTGGGTTGTCCAACCATTCTCGTATAGCTACAGTCATGTCATCCACTAGCCTAGCTATGATAGCCCTACCATGCAGAGTGTGGCTCTCTTTACCACGTTCTATTGCTGCATCACGTTCCTTTCTAAATCTTTCTATACCACCTGTCATCATCTCAGTTTCTAACTGAAGCTGGTGGTCTATAAGGTCTTGGTCTGTTTCTAAAGTTACATCCATAAGGAGACCCCCTGTTTTACATTATACTATAGTATGTATTACATGTTATAACATGTTTAACATAGCTGCTATACCTAGTGTGATTACTCCACCTAACATTACCATTGTAAATGGTATACTAATATCTTTATGGTTACGACATGCACCCCATAGTGTAGTCAGTAACATAACTATTATCCATCCACCCACTAGTGTGGTCATACTACCTCTCCATAGTTTCGCAACATAAAGGTTTCGTATGGTGTATCTTGTAGTACCTCTGGTTCTGTAGTCCACTCAGCGTAGCAGTTATGACAGTAGCACTCTACCTTGTGGTCTACTGCATACAACTTCTCTGCCTCACTTGAGTTACAGTAAGGACATCTAGTGTATCCCATGCTCATTCCACTGCTCCTTAGTTCTTAGTTTGTTACCTTCCTCGTACCCATGCTTGTACTTTACATTGTACTGAGGTTGTTTCTTTTTATCATACTGGTTGTCGTATGTCAACCCATGATATCCATTGTGGTAGCCCATAACATAGGCATCATCAAACTTGTTTCTCATACTGTCTCCTTCCACCACACTGGTGTGTCGCTATGGTTCCAGACTGCAAAGCTAGACTTCTCGCCCATGTAGTACGCACGATACGCATCTACTGAACAGTCTGTCTTGTATTGGTCAGGCATACACTGTGGTGGTTGTGTAAAGCCTTCGTCTGGTATGTTCTCTGGTAGTACAGCAAGACTATCTAGTAGTCGCTGTGTCTTGTGTATCTTACCATACCTGAGTGTATAGTTCTTGCATAGATAGAACAGCAGGTCTAGTGTCCACTTGTAATGGTCAACGCTAGCACGTACCCACACTGTTGATGGATGGTTGATGTGCGTACACTTATACAAGTCTACATACTCTGCCCACTCGTCACCATCTAGTACTCTGTGTGCAGTACTGAGTAGCTGTGCTGTCTCAAGTATCATCTTCACTACGTGCTTGTCGCAGTGCATCTCTGCCGCTTCCTCTGGTATCTTGCTCAGATAAAAGATATTCATAGCCAGTCCCCTTATCCCTCTTTCTGTTGTGTTTCTTCTTGTTAGGTACGTACTGTGTACGCCTTCTGCTTTGTAGCAGTGCCTTTGCTACTGGATTAATCTTTGTCATTGTCATTGTCCACTACTAGCTGTAGTTCTGGTGTGTCATCCATCTCTAGTATCACCTCGTATTGGTTCGTAAAGTATGACCAATCATCTTCATGTATGACATTATACAGTACATCATACGCATCTGTCAAGTCACCAACTTGTATTGGCTCACCAATAAATACGAATTCTTTATAGTCATTCGTACCCATCAAGGCAATCTCGTGTGTCTTGTATGTCTGTCCTGCCTTGTTCTTGTGTTCCAGTTCTGCGAATGATACGACTGCATCATACCCCTTCAATGGTATCTTAAAATTCTTAACGCTCATTACCACAATCTCCTGTGTTCTTCTGTCTTGGTATGTGCCACACCTTCTTCATCACGCCATATCTCAT